TTTCTATGGTGTAACTACACCCTCATCAGCTAATACAGGATGGGGAGAATATATTAAAAATCCCAACAGCTATGGCATGTGGAATAGTCAACCTGATATCGGTACAACAGTTATATGCATATTCATTAACGGTGATCCTAATTATGGTTTTTGGATAGGATGTGTACCACAAGCAGAAGCATTACAAATGGTTCCTGCAATTGGTGGCACAGACAATATTGTAGCAAATTCAGGAGAATCAAAAAGTTTAGGCGGTGCAGTACGGTTACCTGTAACTAATATTAATACGAACAATACAGGAATAGCAGATAGTAATACATTTTTAAATGACGCTAAACCCGTACATAGTTATGTTGCTAGTATATTAGCACAGCAAGGGTTAATTAGAGATCCTATCAGAGGTGTAATTGGTTCAAGCGCACAACGTGAAGCTCCGTCACGTGTTGGATGGGGAGTAAGTACTCCAGGACGTCCTATATATGAAGGTGGCTATACAGATGAAACTATTGCTACAGCCGCTACTAGTGATAAACCAACCGGATTAAAAGTTGTAGCACGTAGAGGTGGACATACTTTAGTAATGGATGACGGAGACATTTTAGGTAAAGATCAATTAGTAAGAATACGTAGTAGTTTAGGACATCAAATATTAATGAGTGATGATGGTCAAACATTATTCATCATTCATGCTAATGGACAAAGTTATATAGAATTAGGTAAAGAAGGTACTATTGATATGTACTCTACTAATTCATTCAATGTGAGAACACAGGGTGATTTAAATCTTCATGCTGATAATAATATTAATATTAATGCAGGTAAACAATTAAACATAAGTGCTGATACAATTGCTATTAATAGTGAAAAAGAAACTACACAAAAAGTTGGAACAGATTTTAGTTTATATGCTTCTGGTAAGTACACCACTAAAGTTGATGGACAGATGAGTTTTGCAAGCGGAGCAGATGCATCGTTCTATAGCGATGTAGTTACTTACATTAATGGTAGTAAAATTAACTTGAATACGGGCTCATCAAGCTTAGTACCACAAGAAGTAAAACCATTACCAGTAGTAGCGCATACTGATACATTAAATGATGCAGTTAAAGGTTGGGCAGCGGCACCAGGTAAGTTATTAAGTATTGTTAGTAGAGCACCTGCACATTCACCATGGGCTAGTGCAAATCAAGGGGTAGATGTAAAAGTGAATAACAATGCTAGTGCGGCATTACCGTCGGCACCTAGTACAGCTGTTGCGGCAGCAAATGCTAGCGCAGGTGCACCAAGTGCTCCGGTCTCAGTTGCAGTAGCATCAACTGTCCCACCGTCAGCCGCAATTAGTACAGCATTAGATAAAAATACAACAGGAACAATGGTTGGTCAAATATCAACATTGGCTGCAACTGGACCGGCAGCTGCCGCAGTTAAATTAGGTGCAGGAGTGGTAGAAACAGCACAGGGTGCAGTTGCAGTAGTGGGTAATATGGCACAGACTCCTGCACAAATGGAAGCAGGTGGTGTAATTAAACCTGGTGCAGCGGCATTAGTTAACAATTTAGTACAAGGTGGAAAATCAATACAACAAGCATTGACTCCTAATTTATTTACCGGCAAAGACGGTGCAGTAAACTTAACTAGCTATGTAAATAATCCAGTAGCACAAGTTGCTACACAAGTTGCTACATTTTCTCAAGCACAAACCGCATTAACTCAAACTGGTTTAATTACTGGCAAAGAATCAGGTACAGCTATAGCAGGTTTAGTAATGTCTGCGGCAACAGCCGGTATACAAAATACTATAAATTTAGTTAGCAATGCAGCCGGAGCCGTTGTAGGCGCCGTAAATGGTGCAATATCAAATGTAGTAGGTGCCGCAACTGGCGCATTGAATAGTGTATTAGGGTCAGCCGCAAGTTTAGTATCAGCCGGTAATTTTGCAGGTAACTTAGCAAGTACAGTTACTGGTGGTTTAAGTAGTATTGCAGGCGCATTAGGTGGAATGGCCAAAGGTGCTATAGGTGGAATAGCAGGATTATTAGATACTGCTAAGGGTGTAGCAGGCAGTGCGTTCGCATCCATCACCGGAGCATTCCCTACATTACAAGTTGGAGTACCGCAAAATATTAGAGAGATTACTGAAAAAGCTCAAGCAGCCGCGCAGGCCCCTGCTTCTAATCCATTATCAGGTGCATTGGGTGCAGTTACCAGTGGAATAACCGGAGTACTTGGTGCAGTTACAGGAGCAGTAGCTAGTGTTACCGGGACATTAACAGGTGCATTGGGTACAGCTACAGGCATAACCGGCGTAGTTGGGGCAGTTAATAACGTGGTAGCCAGTGTTACCGGAACAGTTAATACTACCATTGGCGCAGCCACTGGCCTAATAAGAACAGCGTTAGCCCCAACCGCAAATTTATCTACTGGATTGGGAGCATTGCCCGGCGGTGCTAGTGTAGTTGCATCTGTTGTTAATAATGCACTTGGGGCAATTAATAGCGTACCGGGTGTTAGTGCAGTAACCGGATTGATTGGTCAAGCATCTGCAATTACAAACGGATTATCTAATATATCATCAATTAACCCATTAGCACCTTCAGGTGCATTAAATGCAGTTGCCGGAGCAGCCGGAGCATTGACAAAAGGGTTAGATGATTTAAAGAGTGGGAAACTAACATTAGCATCACTAGCCTCTGCTGGATTACCAGCTGGTGCAGCCGCACAATTAAATGCCGCTATTAGTTCAATGAGTTCAGGCGGTGCAGTACAAATTAAGTTACCTACAGTAGCTATTAATACTAATGACCGTAGCGAGTTAACATCACAAGTTACTAGTATATTAGGTGATGCAAAAATACCGGCACCAAATTTTGCTGGTGTTAGTGAAGATACATATAAAGCCGGACTATCTAAAATAGATGCAAAAAAAGAAAAGTATAAAGAAATTGATGCAAAACTAGAAGCTTTAAACGAGGAAGCTAAAACAGTTAGAGCACAATATAATGCATCAGCAGAAACATATGAAAATGCAAATAATAACTTACCTGCAGGTGACCCATCAGTTAGGGCAATATACGAAACAACACAACAATATAGATCACAGTTATTAGCACTTCAGAAAAAAGGGTATGAACTGCTTAATGAGCGAAACAAGATAGCATAAATATAGCAGAGGATAAAATATGCCATCATACATTGGATTTAGTACAATTAACGCTAACAAGCCACGTTCAACTAATTTACCAGCGGGTATTGCAGGTGGTGTAGGTTCTATGGTGCAACCAGTTATTCCGGGCAAGAAATATAGATTAGTAGATGAACAGTTAGTTATACAAGATTTCATTAATGCATTGAATATTCAACAAGGTCAAAAAGTAGGAAATCCTGCATACGGGACTACTCTTTGGAGTTTTGTTTTTGAACCTAATACGTTTGATGTACAGAACAAATTAGAGAATGAAATAAGACGAGTTGCTACTCAGGATCCAAGACTTATAGTTAATACAGTCAGCGCATATCCGCAAGAAAATGGAATTTTAATAGAAGTTGAACTAGCAATTGCCCCTTTTAACAATGCACAAACTCTTAGTGTTTTTTTCAACAATAGCACTAATACAGCAGTAATTCAATAATCTTCCAAAAGTAGTGTTTTTATTTAAGATAAATACTTAAAAGAGAATACCATTATGGCTACAAGTTCACGACAATCAGCACTATTCGGCGTCAACGATTGGAAGGCAATCTATCAAACCTTCCGTGAAGCCGATTTTCGTAGTTACGACTATGAAACACTACGTAAAAGTTTTATTGACTATTTACGTGTTTACTATCCTGAAACCTTTAATGATTATATTGAATCAAGTGAATTTATTGCTTTATTAGATGTTATGGCGTTCATGGGTCAAGGTCTTGCCTTCCGTAGTGATTTAAATGCACGTGAAAACTTTATTGATACTGCTGAACGTAGAGATAGCGTTATTAAACTTGCTAATTTGGTTAGCTATACAGCCAAACGTAATCTAGCTGGTCAAGGTTATATTAAAGTAATCAGTATTCAAACTAGTGAAAACATTACTGATTTAAATGGATTCAATTTAAGTAATCAAACTGTATTATGGAATGACCCTGCAAATGTTAACTGGTTAGAACAATTTAATACTATTATTAATTCCGCGTTAATTAATACACAACGTATTGGGCGCCCAGGAAATAGTGCTCAAATTTTAGGTATCAAAACAGATGAATATTCTATTAATATTCCACCAGATATCTTACCTATAGTACCATTCACATCAATTGTAGATAATCAAACTATGAATTTTGAATTAGTTAGTGTAACTAGTGTTGGAGAAGATTATGTTTATGAAATACCACCTGCACCAACAGGCATAATGAACATGGTTTATCGTAATGACAAATTGGGTTACGGTAGTCCAAATACAGGTTTTTTCTTTTACTTTAAACAAGGTAATTTACAAAACTTTGATTTTAATTTAGCGCAACAAATTGCAAATCAAGTAGTTGATATTGGTGACATTCAGGGTGTTAATAATACTGACACCTGGTTATATCAATTAAGTACAGATAACAGTTCTACAGTTAGTAGAACGTTATGGAAACAAGTAGAAAATGTATATGCTGACGCATATTTACAAACTGAAAATAGTATTCGTAGAATATTTTCAGTAGGTTCCAGATTTAATGACCAAGTTAGTTACGTTTTTGGTGACGGAGTATTTTCCGAGATTCCAGTTGGAACATTTAGAGCATATGTACGTGCAGGTAATGCGTTGACATATACTATTGATCCAACTGAAATGCAGAATCTATCAGTTACAATAAGTTATATTAGTAGAGTAGGACGAACAGAAACACTTACAATAGGATTAGAATTACAGACACCCGTGTCAAATGCACAGGCAAGAGAAACATTAGCAAACATTAAACAACGTGCCCCTACTCGCTACTACACCCAGAATAGAATGGTTAATGGTGAAGATTACAATAATTTCCCATATACATTATACAGTTCTATTATTAAAAGCAAAGCTATTAACCGTAGTTCTGTTGGTGTATCAAAAAACTTAGACCTGTTAGACCCTACCGGAAAATACTCCAGCACTAATAGTTTTGCAAATGATGGTGGTATTTACCAAGATAGTACTAATGGTAATGAATTACTAACTATTACTTCATCCGGTGATATTATTACTTTTCTAACTGACCAGTTATCATCACTATTGGCTGATAATCGTGCAAGACAATATTATATACAAAATTATACTCGTTATAATGTTAATGCACAGTCTGGAGATGGAACTGTATATTGGCAAGTTAAAACTGTCAACGCTAATAGTTTAACTGGATATTTTTATAATATAAGTGGAAGTGATAATGTACCTATTCCCGTAGGAACGTATTCATCTTATAACATGAAATATGTAACTAAAGGTGCCTTAATAAAATTTATTGCTCCTAGTGGATATTATTTTAACGAAACAAATAGATTAGTATCAGGAATTGCCGGACCAACTGATAAAAATTATATATGGACTACTGTATTAAATGTTATAGGCGATGGGTATAATAATGGTGAAGGAGCCTTCAGTAATGGAACAGGTCCGATAACATTAAATGATTATGTGCCACAGGCTGCAATAGTTTCTACTATAATACCTGCATTTGACAACTCTCTACCTAATATTGTAATACAAGAGTGTATTGTAAGAATGGAATTAAATCAAAGTTTTAGTTTGTTATTTAATAACAGCTTAACTATTGCACAAGACCGTTGGAGTATTGGTGCATATGATGCAAGTAATTATTTTGTAAACTTTTTAAGTTTAGGAAATAATCGTTATAGTGTATCCTATCGTTCATTATCTTATTACTTTGGAAGTGTAGCTGATACACGGTTCACTTACGAAACAGGTAAGTTAGTATATGATCCGTTCAGTGGTAAAATCTTACAAGATTATGTAAAAGTTCTAGCAACTAACACACAGCCTAGTAGTAACAATCCATTAGTTAGTCCTATAACAATTAGCATTATTGGACAAACTGTTGAAAGTGACGGCTATGTAAATGATTTTGAAGTAGAAATAGCAAGTATTGATGTTAATGATAGAACACTAATTAGTAACCCTGATTTCTTTAATGAAGTTACAGGGTATGTTAATGGTAATGCTAATATTGGTATATATACTTTTTTTGAACTTATTGAAGATGCTATTAATCTCTCACGTTATCAATTAATAGCATCATCAACCGTTGTATATCAATACTCTACAAAAACTCAAATTGAAGTTGTTAAGTATGATTATCCTGAAGGACAATTATTCTACGCTTTTACAGATAATATATTTTATACAACTGTACAAGACCAAACAGTTAATACACTATATTATGTTTTAACTGCACAACCTCAATATACTATGAAAGCCGGTAGACAAGGATTACAATTCCAATATCGTCATAACAGTAATAATACTACACGTATTGATCCTGCTACTACTAATATTATTGATTTGTATGTTGTAACACAATCTTATTATACAGCTTATCAAAATTGGTTACAAGATACTACTGATACAGTACCGATGCCAGATAGACCAACTATTAATGAGTTAAGTCAATCATATGGTTCATTGAATGATTATAAGATGTTAAGTGATAGCGTTATTTTAAATAGCGTAGTATTTGTACCTTTATTTGGACCTAAAGCTCCAAGTCAGTTAAGAGCAACTATA